CTACAAAAAGCTGCTACCCATTGATATAACATGTAATCCCAATCCATATACTTATCTTTCATAGGTGGTTTCCTAGTCATACGACCATGATTACCCACCACACACGGCACTTCCATCTCTTCAAAATGTGGGGCTAAAAACATCAAGGCTTGTGCTATAAGGTTGGCTCCCCGAATCATTTGATTCATACAGTTATCTACATTTGTTCGTGCTAACTCATCGTGAATATCTCCGGAGATCATATCGCCTAACATTGGCAATATTAACTTGTTTATGGGTGCAATCCCTCTCCTAAGTTCTACGAGATATAATAGTTGATTTGCCCATCCATATAAACGCCTATTAAAAATATCAATATTATAGGCATTCAATCCAATCATTTGAGATTTTTCAACTCTATCTCCAATGTGTGTATCCGAAAGTGGAGCAACCACAATTTGCGGCCTATGCTGTCGTGACATCTTTTCAGGTGTAGGTATCTGAACAGCCCGAATAGCGGGAGCCAAAGCATGTATCGAATCAACAACCACCTCTTTTTGAACCGCCTCTTTAATAACTTGTCCATAAAGTTTTTTCCAATAAGCCGCCTCAGTTTTCAACGTCTGTAATTTTTTATCGACTTTTATCCTATCGGTAGGACTATACTCTGTAGTATCTGTACTATCTTCGTTGGGAAAGATTTCCTTGTCGTACCATCGTTGAACGGTGGTTCGATGTACGTCTATTCCAAACGTTTCCGTTATCCACTCGGCTATCCCTGTCCATGTCTGTCCTGCTTGTCTCTTTCTTACGATCTCTGATCTTGCCTCTTCTGGAATCATATTCTCTCCTTATTTCTAAATAAACAATTTTACCACAAATATAACAATTTAAATCTCTATCTTGATTTAAATACATAGCCCCTTTACATTTAGGGCAAGCATTAAACATCATCTTCATTCTTTGACTCCTCCTGTAAAATTTGATGCAGTGCTTTAAATAGAGCATCTTCATGCCCTAAGTCTTTCAAGTCATCTGCTTTCTGTAGAACTAAATTCTTTTTAGTTTTCTGTATTCTACTTACATCTGCCATTGGATCAACTCCATCAGACATTGCGGATTCTCTAGATCGGCGGTCTTTCTTTTCGTGATCCTGAATCTGTCGTACTTCCATAATAAAATCCCGTTCTGCATCTACCGTAGTATGATCTATTTCTGATGGAAATTCAACAACCATAGGTGGATCACTACTTCTCTTGTCCTCCTTCTCTTTCATAGGATATTCATGTTCCTCAGCTTTTGAAAGCATTAAAAATTCTTTTAGTTCTGTAATGGTTGTCTCCTTCTTTTTACGTTTGGGGCCACCATTCCCTCCAAAGGTTGGTGTAAATCCTAATCCACCACTATCTGTTGTTGCTACAGTTCCTACACCCGCACCCTCTTTTCGTAAGTCCATATCTTTCTTAGGTTCCTCGCTTCGGATATCACGTTCATGCATTGTATCAATTCGTTCAAGTAATTGATTCTGTGATCGTTTAGGTAGATATTTGCCTGCTAAAGTAAAAGCTTCGGCAAACTCTGAATACCCTTTCTTTTTATATATTTTTATAAACGAATCGAAAAGTTGCGCTTCTACCTTCCAAGCTGCTTTATCATCACCCATTTCCAATAATGTATCTGTTATCATTAATCGCGCTCCCCATATAAGAACCACTTCATATCTCTAAGACTAGGTGGATCAGTTACTAGTTCTCTCATGTTTCGTCGTCCAGTAGAAGTATTAGGATTCATAAAATCTTTGAGGAGTATTTGCTCCGAATAAGGATCATCTTTCCACTTCTCAGCAGTACCCCAATATTTAAAATCTATATCTCCATACATACCAGATATGGAAGCCACGGCTCCAAATACCTGTCTATAATGCTGCAACACATGTTCCACAGTATCCCCCGTACTGTCTATTGCATCCTGTACTAGTTGCTGTATGCCGTCGTCACTCAACTCCTCTGAACCTTGGTAGGCGGCTGAATTAACAGCTATCATATGTGCCATATCAGTTACGGATTGATCCATGTCTCCTTCAGTATCTTCATGTTTCCCATGAAAAGATTTCATAAAGTATTCACGGGCCTTCAAAGGACTATCACCATTTTGCAATATTAACCACCTACAAAAAAGTGGCATATAATCAGCATAACCTAAAGCATTATCTCCTGCCGGTAAGGGCATTTTTGCAGCATCTTCCTTCGTAGCTGCTGACCGACTAAAACGATCATTCAATAATAATTGAGCCATCATTTCAGTATGTGCTTCATCACGCATTAAATGATATTTTTTGATTTTTGCATGTTCTTTTAGAACTCTGTCTGAATGGGGTGACTCAAATGCAAGACCGCCGGGTTCATTATTGGCAGGATAGGTTATCAAATCTTGAAATCCTCCAGTACCAAAGACTTCTGCTCTTGTTACGGGATGTGGTGAATTCGTTAATATTCCCATCATCTCCTGTATTTTATCATCTGAAGCGGAAGTTGGATTAACTGAATGGACAGCCTCATGTAATAAAATTTGAACTGCACCTAAATATTTTTCAGTATTGTCTCCAAACAATCCTTGGGCAGTATAAGGATTAACCAAAATAGTATTGTTTTTAAAATCAGAACCGCCAAATACACGGTTTTGAACATCTCCCCCTTCTAAACCTAAATAAGATGCCCCAGTGTTTTCGCCCCTAATAGCAATCATTTCAGTATTAATAGTCCGTTTCCGCATCTCGACACGTTGCTCAGGAGATAAATCATTTGTGGCTTGCACATTTACCTCATGTAAGAATTTAAGTACGGTTTGCCGTTTTTGCATAGTTGCTAACCAATGACCATATAGTCCATCATCATCTTGCATTACTGTAACATCAGGAGATATATTTAGTTCATAAGCAGGGTCTTCATCAATATTCGGAATTCCAATTTGTGGTTGAGGCAGCTTACTAAAAACTTTTAACAAAGCATTCATTGCTTCAGCTTGCATTGGCTCAACACGCTCTCGGCGAAGATCGTTCCTATTGATTTCTTGAAAAGCATCTGCATCTATCGGAATTAAATGTCCTTCATATTCAGCAACAACGTCTGGATTAATTTTATTAATTTCATCTAGGATATATTTTGAATAGGCTATTTCTATATTATTGAACAGTTCGTGAGCATCGCTTAAAGACCCTACTCCACCTTCCCCTTGTTGTTGTTCAGCTTCCCAACGTACTTGTTTGCGAAGGCGATCAAACTCATCTGAATAAGTATGATCTTCAATTTGCGCACCATCACTTGCAGCACCATCATAGTAGAGTCCCCCCCGTGGCCCTTCAATAAGACGAGTCCCTTTTGGAGCCTCATCAGCATCATTGATTTCAATGCGAGTTTCTGGCAGTGGCCCCATCGTAGCTGTATCCCATTGTAAAGCCCCAGCTACAGTAACAGGTTTACCTACTGTTTCTTCAGCTGGGGTACGTTCTTCCGATTCTGTAGACTCCCCTTCGTCCGGAGGTTTTTCTTTTTTAGGTTCCTCTTCTTCAGCTGCTTTTAATATATATGCAATAACCCGTTGTTTAGATACATCCATAAACTTCTGAAGCCACATATCTTTAGCAAGAACAAGATTTGTATCCATAGAAGATTGATGGACAGAATCCGTTGGTGTTCCAACACGAGTATGCTTTTCAAAATTGGGGTCTTTCTTTTTTCTCCAATCAATACGTTTCGCGCCTAATTTACCTTGGAAAGTACTAGGATAAGCTGGATGATTGGTGCTACGTTGTTGATCAAATTTAACAAAGGCTGTCAATTTATCCATCGAGGTTTCATCTTTTTGAGGCACATGAGCGTTATTTCGCTTCCAGCCTGCTGGTTTCTCTGCCCCACGTTTTAATGCATCTTCTTGTGGATTACCAAAATCCTGTACCCCATATTTTTGAAGTACTTCTTTTACTTCTTTACCTCCTCTAGTTGCTCTACGCAATTTCCGATTCATTTCGTCTGCTGTAAGGGGGGAAAGATTATCCATAGGTCTACTTCCCGGTGATGCTTGATCCGATGATTTTTTAGTATACCCAGATGAATGTGCGGCTTTAGCTACCTCTTGAGCCTTCTTTTTAGAATCGAATGGCCCTTGAGTTCCCCAATACCATTTACCTTTTGCTTGACGAATAGGCATTAATCATCATCCTCATCATTCATATTTACTACGGAAGGTGTAGTATCAAGAGTAGTTTTAGGACGTTGCGGAATAGAATTTACAAAGGTTGCTTTCTCAACATTTAAAACACCAGCTGGCCCCAGATCAGCAACAAAGTCTATACCATTTTGTAAGAACCAAAGTTTAGACCCATCTGTACTTATCTCTTTAATTACAGGACTTGTAAAACCTTTCTGCATTAAATCTCCCATCCATGTTTTATTGATGGGATGACCTCCTCCAATATCTTTAATACCCCAGTTTCTATTTTCTGCTTTATGCGCTCGTGCATCTGCATATTCATCAATGTCTCGTTCTTCGTTCGGGGCTTTGTCCTGCCAATCAGGAGTTCTTCCACCAGTGCGCCCATTAAATTTCCCTTCAGCTTTAAGCATTGCTTGTATAGCTGCACCTTCACCACCACCTTCAGGAGCAGCGGGTAGTGCTTCACCACCACCCCCGGCGCCTTCCATTTGCTGTTGCTGCATTTCCTGCTGCTGCTGTTGCATTTGATATTGCTGTTCCTGTTGAGCCAGTTGCATAGCCTGTTGCTCTGCTTGCATCTGAGCATTTGGAACCATCTCACCATGTATAACAAACTCAGCATCTTGCATAGCCACCCCCTCTTCTTTAAGAGTGAACATAAAACCAAGAGCCGCCATTGTCTGCATAACTTGCGCTCGTTGCTGTAAGAAACTGATCTTTGTTGCTTCGGCTTTCTCTTCTGGATTTGGCATCTTCAAATCCCAATCCTGAATACCGAAAGCCTCTAAAATATATGGAATAATTTTCTGTTGTATAAGACGTTGATCAGACTCTACTACTCGACTCATAACTACAAGTTGCTGTGTCTGTGTAGACAATCCACCAAACGCTTCTGGTGCGCCTTGCCATGCAGGAGTTACCCCCCACATAGCCGCAATTCGTTCTCGTATCTCTTCCCTAACTGGAAGATAGTCCATTTCTTGTAGTGTATGGAACAATCGTACCAAATCAACTCTACCCCTTTGACTACGGGCTGATACTGCAACCATGGGAATAAAGTTAGGATCAATTTTAGTTTGTGCGGCAATATGCTCACGTTCGCGTCGAAGACTTTCTGGATCATCTGTAGTGACCATAACCATTGATGCAGGCATTTTTCGCTCAAAGAAATATCTATAAAGGTTTTTATCCATCCCTATGAGAGTTAATCCTTTTTCAAAAACCGTAAGTATTGGACTCCAACCATAAGTTTCCGAAGGGGAAAACTTAGAAACGTGAATAACTTCATGTTCCAACAAGTAGACATGCTGGTTCCTATGGTAATATTTGTACATAACGGGTTGCAGTTCTCGTTCGCAATCGGAGGTTTCGCAGGCGCCCGGTGCTTCATTGACTTCTTCTCTATGGAGTGGGCATATAAAATGCGAGTTCTTAGGTAAGCCAGCCTGATCAAGGTCAAATTCGACCAAGGCTGGATTAAGTCGTCGGATTTCTTTAACTTTAGAGCGCAATGTTTTACCATCACTATAATACTCCTTAGCTAAATATAGGAAAGCATCGTCAATTGAATTTAAATCAAAATGGAATTGTCTTAATACTTCCTCCAAACTCTGGGAGAAAGAATTACAATTCTTCATAAACTTTTCTAATACTTCTTTTTCTTCAGTGTCTGGGTTCTCGGTTTTGGCTTCCCATACTAACCCTCTCCTAAATACTTCAGATGTAATATGATTTAATGGAGAACGTATCTCTTGTACTGACATTACAATTGTCTGTAAGTCTTGTACTAGCTGTTGCCTATACGCCATTTGATGGCGTACCCATGTATTAACAACATGATCTAGTCCAATTGTAGGTGCAGAGGCTGTCTCTGGCCCACCACTTGCTTTCATCAACTGCAACATATCAATTTGACTATTTAAACTAGTCATCTGTTGTGCTAATACCGGCACATCCGGTAAATATTCTGATAATTTCATATGTTAATCCCCACCTAAATTAGTCATCTCCTGCATGGAGACTAACTTTAGAATTGAATTCATTGCATGTTCTTTCAATTCATACGCTTCTGAATGTGGTTCCTTTATTATAACCTCTTCTCTTAACTGATTATGTAACTCTTTAATCTCCGCATCTTTATCTACAAGCACTGCATCATATTCACTCGTATCCGTAGAGAACTGAGCATTAGCTAAGACCCCCAATCTTGCGGCTTCCTTAACCAAGGAAATAAACTCACCCTCAGTTAAAATTTTAACCGCTTCATTATTATCTGGGATATCATCGTCTGGGTCTAATGATCGTAATGCATCATGCCATGTATCCAATATCCTCCACGTATTTGTTACCTCATCTCGTACTGAAGTATACTGTACGTCTCTATCCCTTAACATATTTCCAATAACCATTCACTTCTCCTATGCTAATGCTTTTTCTAACATCGTTGGACTATATCCAACAATCGGTGTATCTCCTATCATAACTACTGGCGTTACTCTAAAGCCCTTTTTAAGTAACTCATCTGCGTATTCTTGATTCTCTGATATATTATACTCAGTAAACTCATAACCTCTCTTACGCAACCAAGACTTAGTTGCCATGCATGGGCCTCAACCATTAGAAGTATAAACTGTTATTTCAGTTGTCATAATCATTCCACTCCATTCCTTCACATTGCGTACATCCACAATAGTCTTCGGTGCATTCACACGATCCTGTTTCAATGCAAAGACATTCTTCGTCCTCTGAACCTTTCGCTGGTTCATTGCAATCGCATTCATCATTTCCGTACATTGTTAATCCTCTCCCTTTTATTTAATCTGGTATAATTAACTCGTCAAGAGTTGCAATAGCCGTTTTGGTAAACTGTCGAAGTTCTTTAATGATAGCTTTCTTTTCTGCCATTGTAATCCTTTTATCTTTTATTGCATTTCCCAAAACTTGAACAACATCAAGTGCTTCTTTGATCATAGCTTTCCCTTGCGCCGTTTGCCCCATGTTCAACTGCATCATGGTAATTGCTAATTGCATTAACATAAATGGATTCATATTGAAGTCCCCCCTTTCTTTCGTAAGTATGTTGGTACAACTACCCATAAACTAAATAAGATCATAAACACAATAATAGCTATAAGTATCATTCTTCTATCGGAACCATTTCATTTAATCTGGCTCGTACTTCATCTATATCCTTTTCAAAATAATCATAATTAAGAGGGATATATGCTTCTTCAGCTTTCGGTACATCCCTTTCATCAAAGATTGAATTGACTGGACAAACGGGTTCACAGGCCGCACAGTCGATACATTCATCAGGAGCAATGTATACCATTCGATCTACACCTTCCTCAAAATAAATGCAGTCCACTGGACAAACATCTAAACACGCTGTATCTAATACATCTACACAAGTAGACGTAACTATATATGTCATTTTACTCCTCCCGTCCCTTCTCTACTAAGGGATGTTCCTTCTGTTCATCTCGCCACATCCGATCTAAGTGTTCATCAAAACCGGGAAAATATATAAAAGAATGTTTCCAATTAGAACCGCACATCATTTGCTCACCTTGAACACGCATATTTCCCATACCAAATGGTTCGGATATTACAACCTCCATTACCATACATCGCTCTTTATACTTACTATTAAAGTCATCCATTACTTTTACGTGGTATGGGATGATCATAAGACAAGCTATAAAAAAACCTAATATAAGCCACGGCACCTTCTCTCGTATCATATTGCTCCTTTACTAACTGGTTGTTGGTTCTGCTATTGTTACCTCAACGTTATCTTCTATAATTATGTTGGCCCCCGTAACCGTAGTAGCAATTGTAAACTCTTTTGTCGCAAAACCATCCCCCATTCCTACCTCATTTAAAAGAATCTCCATAGTCCCCACATTTATTTTTGACAGCACACAGTCTCCA